GGGTCCTTCTTAAAACAAGCATCGCATTTTAAGAAAAAAGCTTTATCTTCTTTGGTCTGCCCTATTTGAGCACTATACAAAGCTCCGCCTCTTACAGTTACTTTGCCCGTATTATCCATATCCATTTTAAGACAAACAGGCTTCCCGCAATCATGACAGTTTGCCTTAAATCCAATATGTGGACCTAGTGACTTATCGAAATAATCTTGTAAATCTTCTGGCCGGAACATGATACTCCAGAAATATATGGTTAATGGTAGCGGAGGTGAGAATCGAACTCACGTTTACCGGGATATGAACCCAGCGCCTTACCACTTGGCTACTCCGCAAAATTTAATATATAAGAAGCGCCCCGTCTCTGTTTGACGGAGCGCGCGCTCCCCTTTATCCATTACTTCACAAAAGGGAACGATCTTTACTATGCTTCTGAAGCGGTCTGCTCCACGTAGGCAGCATCATCGTATTCGATGGTAAGGTTGACAGGAGTTAACGCACTTGCGAGTGCCGACACTTCAATCTTCAACATTTTGTTCGCTTCAGTCGTAGAATCAGGATCAAAGATTAGAGCTTTATTGGTGCTATCGGGCGTACCGGTGTAAACCTTTCCGGCAGTAGTAGCATTAGTGGTAATTTTATTCACTGAGTCGTCGCCCCTGCTCACATCAACGGTATCGTCAGTGGCCACTGCTTTACCAAAAGCCGCCTTCACACTATGGACATTCCCGCGACAAGGAACAGGATGATAAGCAGTTACAGCTGCCGTCCCACCCTGAATCATTAAATTTAAAGTCTTCATATTACTTTCTCCTTTATTTTCTCCTTTATTTTCTATGTAGCTACCGGATCAAGGATTGCACTGTTATCCTCGGACACGACGCCATAATAATTTTCTGCAATAGCACAAGCAGTGGCAGTTATACCATTAGCCTCGGCAGCGGCCCCACATGCCAAGTTCCGCATAACGATCCCAGTGGAAGTGGCTGGCAAATTAATGCAAGAATCATTGTCCGAGGCAGCGTTGGAAATCACGTTATCGACAATTACACAGTTAGTGACAACCCCAGCTCCACCGATACACATAGATCCCCAATCACCGATCAAGGTATTACGCCTAACAATGTGCCCGTCCCCTGTCCCAGCGAAGTTCACAAAGTGAGTGTTGGCCGCATCAAGGGCTATTGCGTAACAATCCTCAATAGTAATCCGATCAGAGCCTGTAGCCGCTGCATCCTGTACCCATATTTTTGCATTCATATTAGTTGCCTTTTCAGTGAAGCGGCAACCACGGAGGGTAAAGTCATCAGCGTTCACGTCAATGGCAGCCACAATATCCGCATAATTGGCTACAAAATGAACGTTCTGAATAAGAACATTAGCTGCGTCAATATCGATATCGGCAGTAGTAGCAGTATCGAGTGTGAAGGTCGGCTGCAAAGAGCCATTGCCAATACCAATTATGGATATCCCAGCCTTATCTATTGCAAGACCAGCGGCAGCAGATATGGTTTCCGCATGTCCGGGTAACAAATAAATCACGTCATCCTGATTAGCGGTTGCAAGAGAAAGGGCGTATGCCAAGGTCTTTACCGATGATTCCTTCGAACGTCCAGCCCTCCCATTATCTCCGTTGGTATAATCAACGTAAAATTCATCTCCAACAATTTTACGTGTAAATTCTGTCATGAGGCGTGTAGGATTAGGCCCCCCGACAGTTACTATTCGTTCACTCATAATATTTACTCCTTAAAAGGGGTGGCAAGCCACCCCTTATTCATGTCTATGCAGGTGCAGTCAAATTAGTATGAAGGACATGCATTTTCCGGTTGCTACAGTAGAGATTACCTATCCAGCGGGTATTAGCTGAAAGGTCATCCGGCTTCCCAAGCACTTCTTTACTTACCCACACAGGAGTGGTAAAGTTGAACTTCGGATGGCTTCTCAAAGAAAGGTAATTCAGGTTCAAAGCCATAAGCTCTCCGGATGTGATATACGGATCGGCGACTATAGGGGCATTCTCATGCCATATATTCTGCCAACCAGCCTTAACCATATCCTTATCGGAATACCTCTGCTGTGGATGAAGGCTCTGTTTATAACCATCTCGAAGCAGAGGAGTAGTCACAATAAAGTTCGGCAAGGCCCAGGCATGGTCGCCCATATTAACCTCACGGAAAATTTTCTGCATGACTGCGTAACTGATAGGCTCAACGGTATCGATAACATTGGCCTTCCAATCCGCCATCTCATTAGTATCAATACTTCCGTATTCAGTAGCGGCATTCGTATTAAAAAGATCGCCAAGACCATTAATCCGAGTACTATCAGCAGCGGAGGAAATAACATCCTCTGCCATCTGATTCCTGGCAGCCTTCTTGATGCTCTTCATATACTGATTGGTAAGGCTAATAATGGCAGCGTCTCCCTGATTCTGCACCTGATCATCCAAGTTCAGAGCGTTTGCACCATATACACCAGCCCAACGAAAACGAGCGGCATCAAAAAGATCCTTCTTGGACTGATCAATAACAGTGGTCGCACCATATCCACCACGGTGAGAGTTGGCATACTCAAGTGGGATTTTCACCATCTTCCCACCCTCAACCATCTCGTGAGGCTGCACTTCCCAATTATCCCGGGTTATGGCATTCCCCATGAGACGCCACACCAGGGCTGAAGCCTTGTTAAGAATATCAACCGGCTCAGTCTGAAGCCAGTAATATTCGGTAGTTGCATTTAGCTGATTAATTAAACTCATTTTATTACTCCCGTATTAAGAACAACGGGTTTATCCTGCCCTCAATTTATCGAGAGCAGCTTGCATTCCTGCGTTCCTCGCTGCTCCTGTTGTTTTTGGTTGCGTTGTTGGGCTCTGTGTCCCCTGACTTTTTAGGATAACAGTGCCGGTTTCATCTGTACCTTTTTTCAAATTAAGGCGTTTCATAAGCTCTTCATTCTGCTCTGCGAGTTCTCTAGCCTTCCGGGCTGCCTCGTCTCTCTGTATCTCTCGATATGCAACTAAGGCATCAGACATACCAGTTTTGTCATTGGCAATATATTCCCTGATCCTCGCCTGCATCTCAGGAGTCTTGAAATCAGGATTTTCTTGTTCAAATAACTGATGGGCGGACCTAACATCCCGTTCATCAAGTTCCGATTTAAACTTTTCGGTTGCAGCGGCCAATGTTTTAGCGTGCTGTCTCTCGGCTGCCAAAGCATTCGACTTACGAATAAGAGCAATCAATTTAGGAGTGTACCCCTCTTCTACAGGGTCCAACTCCTCAATCTTCTTATCTATTTTTTCCTGCTCTTTCCTGATACTATCTTCCTCTAAACTAGAGGTTTCTTGTTTACTGGCCTTCTCACCAGCTTCTATCTTAGCCTGTAAATCGCTAAGCAACATCTGGCTCTCTTCGAATTGCTTCCGAAGCATGCCAGTCTCATTACCCTGCTCCGATAATTTCCCCTGTAGGTTTTTTAAACCTTCCTCAGCGTCTTCTTTGGTTTTCCAGGAACCGAGAAAATTATCGCCTGCACCATTTTCATCAGGGTTGCCTTCAGTGCTTTCAATGTCTTTCTTGTTGTCTTCCATGTCTTTCCTCCAGGGCCTCTTGCTATTGACGTTATTCCCGTAGGCCGTCGCAAGGGGATGTTCCCTTCTCTAAGGTTTATAAAAAAAACTTGTCACGGTTAAAGAAAAATGTTATTATAATAAATTTACCACATTTTATTTTGCTTCGCCATTATTCAACTTTTATTCTATAACACCAGATAAAGATAAGTGGTGACAATAAGTCTGAAAAACAAAAAAGCCCGCATCTAGCGGGCTTCAATTTTTATATGTTTTGTCTCAACCTATAGGAATAAGGCCCTTCTTTTTCAAACATTCCCTCCACTCTGTCCGTGTAGTAATTGGCCTTTCTTTTCTTTCTCTAGGAGTCAGAAGGGTATCGCAAGCTGAGTCAAGCCATGGCACATTGCCATCCGTCTGAATAGCGGTCGGCGAAAGTATTTTCTTTGCCGTTCTGCCACAGGCTATACATTTAACTTCACGTGGAAAATTGTTAACATGGAAAGCCTTATCCATCTCAAGACCGCAATCTTCGCATTTATATGTATAGAGTGGCATTATTTTCTCACCTCCTCGATCCCATCCATTGTGCGGCATCGCTCAACCATGCTTCAGTGTGGCCACCAATTCTTTCCACCATTTTCTTAACGTTAATTAAACTTCGCCACTCCGAATCATTAAACCGAAAACCATCATCTTGTCGCAAAGGAACAAAAACTGTTTTATAGGGTCTTTTATGGCAGTCATCAATGAGTTCTGCAATAGAATATGTGCCTATCATTTTAGGTGTTATCACATATAAACAAAAATCGCATTCTTTTCGTTCTTTCAACTCGTTAGCTTGGGCCTTTTTATTCCAATCGCCAACGGCTGGATCAAACCATTCTAATCCAACTTTTTTAAGATAGTGAATCATTCGTCCACGCCATGTTGATCCATTGCATGTTCCACCCAAAAAAACTCGTTTACTCACATTTTTACCTCCTCTCTACTTCAAAGCATTACCAGTCGCTAAAGCTGAAATTGCAGTAACGGTATATGACAACACTGTAACAATCTCATCTTGACCGGCTGCAATCATTGCTACCATGGACAATACACCGATAACTCCTATAGCTAATGTTATATCTTTCATCTTACGCCTCCTTAATTCGTCGGAGCTTCTGGTACAACTCGTTTTTTCTCTTCACTCTCAGCAATATGATTAGCTACAGCCGCCATGGCCCTGCCAAAAATATTAAGCATAATGACCGGATTATTAACTGGTCCAATAACCGATACATTCCCATCACTGAGTACAAGAATCTTAACTGTTCCTAAAACCGTTGGTTCTTTTTGACTTTTCGTTTGTTTTTCGTCCATATTACCTCTCTATTTTTTGTTTATTCCTTCAACACCGCGCCTAATACGATCTGCCGTTCGGTAGCGTAACCATCCAAGACCTTCTCTTATTTTCTTCAAGGCCCTCTCATTTTCTTCGCAAGCATAAGGCCCAGCCTGGAAACACTCAAGCCTATCAATCACAATAGCAAGAAGATCCTCATTCTGGCAACCAGTAACGCCGAATTTGCCTATTGGCCCTTCTTGAAATTTGACAAAGCATAGAGATACCTGATCTTTCGTTACAAGATATCTATGACAAGCTCCACCAGCCCCAGGTTCATCCATCACTGTAATTTTGTTTGTGCAATCAGTTTTAAGTACCCTGTTCTCCATATCAACTATTCCTTTTTATTTAGGTTGTTGAGTTTTCGATGCACCAGCTTCACCGGGCTGAGGTGCAATGTTTTTCTTTTCTTGATTCGATCCACCTGGTCCTTGCCCCGGTTGCATAAGATATTGTTGCAACATCATAGCTTGTTCTTCAGGCAATCCAGCATCAATCAATATTTGTAAAGCCTGCCCTAACTGGCCCTCACCAACACGCTCGATTATAGATTTCCAATCGGGGAAATTAACAGCTTCTAGAAGAGCGTGTCTATCAATAGCTCCCATCTCATACAATTTAACGCTTTGGTCAGCCACCTGTAAACTGGTTTTAGGAGTAGTAGATCCAGACTCAACCACATAACTGAATTTACGACCAGCGAAAGCGGTACCAATAAACTTCGCAGGATCTCCACTAACATCAACTAGCTCAACGCTTGTACCAAAATTCTGATACAGACCTATGCACCATCTTGATCTATTTTCCGCTAAACTTTCAACCGATGATGTCTTTGACTGCATCAATTCCTGATTTCTTTCTTGTAATGAAACAATAGCAGCGGCAGCGATTACGCCCCTCGGAGCCTGGCCCCTATCTGCGCTTTCAATAGCGTATACTCTATCAAAGAACCCGACTATAATTTCAAGCACTTGGAAAAAGGTGCTAGGCAAATTAGGTATCTGCATAAACTCAATCCTGGCATTCGGAGAT